CTACTCAACCACTGTTTATTTGATTTCCGTTCTATTTGGTTGTGACTCCACCCTAATTCTCTGGCGATTGCCTTTCCTGTTATGTGGTCGCAGTTGACCTCGTTACAGTGGGAACAGTTCTTTTTTTTGCATCTCTGACAAGCACAGTTCTCTACATGAAATTCCGCTTCGCAGGGGTTTTTCGGCTTGAATATCTCCTTCATATAAATCCCACCCCCTTCTTCCTTAAAATCTCAAATTCCAAATCTCCGTCTTCTATGTAATATTTGACTCTCAGGTTCTCTTCTTCTGCCTCGTGCAGGAGTTCGATGTTGCACTTCATGACAGCAGCTTTATTCAGGAAATCTACCTCAGTGGTAGCCCCCGTCATAAACTCTTTCATCCACACCAGTTTTATGTTCAGGAGTTCTTCAAAAAAGACGTCCCTGCTTATACTCTCTCTTTCTTTCATTGAGCAGTTTCTTTACTTCAATTAACGGAATACAGACCTTCTCTTTACAGGACTCCATCGTCTGAACCGCCTCTATGGTCGATTCCATTCTTTCTAAGACACCGGGCTTGGGACTCTCCTCGTAGTGAGCCATGAGGCCGATACAATTCATGCAGATTTCTTTCATTTGTCCTCCTCCCCGCACTCATCACAGAAGTACCGACAATGACCCCAGTATGAGAGCCTTCCGTTACATTTCTTACATCTGGGTTCGGCAGAGATTAAGAACAAAATCCCCAAGTATGTTATGAAGAGAACACTTACGATTATTGCCACAATGGTCATCATGCTCACCCCGATTCGTACACTTTGTTATTAAAGGCAAATTGTTCTTTTTGAACCATTACTAGACACGGGTGCATGATCTTTGTTTGCTTGTCGTAAATTCCCACAGCAAAACCTTTAACCCAATCTGAGTCTTTTACATATTGAGGGGTGGGGTTGTAGTTACACAACGAGCCGGTTTCAAGCCAGAACTTTTCATCCCCGCCCTGGTTTCGAGTAATGAAGGCTAGTCTGTGGGTGTGCCCGGAGAACCCTGAGTGTCCTCTACGATCTAGCATGGCGTGGGCGGTGTACCCTGACTTCGATCTGACAATATCTCCGTGTTCTATTTCTACTGAACCTATTTTTTTATGCTCGTAATATGGAATCCACTTAATATCGTGTTCTTTTAAATTCATCAAATGAGGGATAGTTATTACCCTGTCCCCGTATTCATCAAAGATCTCAGCTAAGGCCTGAGCGTTTCTTGCCAGATACTTTTGTAATCTAAATTCGTGATTCCCTTCCCTCCACTCTATTTCACAATCAGGGTTGGCTTTCCGGGCGGCCTTTTCCAATCCGTATACTACTTCTTTGGCTTTGTTAAGTTCATCTCCTAGAGTCACGTCAAAATCTAAAGGTAGGTCGTATTTCCCGGCTTCGGAGAAGTTCATAATATCCCCGTCCAGGTGAATGACATCGGGTTTAAGATCGGGTATTAATTGGGTTCTTATTATTTCGGCCAGACCGACATCGTGATCCGGAATTTGATAGTCAGAGAGGATTAAATGACGCTCAAATCTCTCCCGGTTCTCCACCGCTTTAGGTAACTCCGCTTTGGCAATTTTTCTCATAAGTTCGGCTGTCTCCACCGCCCGGTAGGAGTTTTCTGTCGATCCGTAATACAGTCCTCTTTCATCTTCTTTCATGAAACCCCTCTGCCTGATAAATAACCTGGTTGACCGCCCTCTCTTCGGCCACCATCACCCCCCATAGAAAAAGCCCCAGTTCTTTCGGGGCTTCTGTATCCTTGGGATTTAGTAATCCTTTTTTATATTCCCGCCATTTGACGATGTTGTATTCGTTCATGGTTCAATACGCTTGAAAGCAAAATCAAATAACCTGTCCTCTTCGTGATCTGAGTGGTAGTGACCGTTTATCCTGTCATCCTCTTCTTCCCATTTGAGATACGATTGATCTGCCTGATGGTTGCATTGACTACAACCGCACTTCTCTGCTGAATGTAAATCCTGACACGCCTTCACCGCCAACCATTTAAGGTTTGTCTTCTCGTCCTTTAACAGACGCTCGACTGTTTTCTCGTAAGGGTCACGTTCGGTCATGTTAGAAACCTGTTAATCCTTTCAAACCCAATAACCCATCGTTCTGTTCTTTAACAGGAAGTTCCTTCTCGTATTCGTGGAGGAACTTATCCAGAAACCTCAATACCAGAATGGCAAAAGCTGCCCATTCGTAAGGTAAAGAAGCGAAGTATGAAATCGCCAGAGGAAGAATGGAAAGTACCAGTATCCTCAGGGGTTCTTTCAAAGCTTCTAAAATTGCTTCTTTTGTCACATTAATTCACCACCTTTTTATAAAGTCGGAAAAGTAATGAATAAATCGTCCAAGATTTTATAAAGGTGTACCCTGAGGGTTGTTTGACGTCTGCCAACTTCTGTAAAAGATCTGTGACTTGCTTAGATAGTGCGTCCTTGTCGCTCTTGACGGCGTGTAGTGCCTCTAAAAGGGCTGAATCCGTCTCGAAAGCCCCAACTACACCTTCTATACCATCCCGGTACTTCTGAAGGGTGTCCTCTAGGCTTAAAAGTTTTGCCATCTCTCCCTCGACATCGACTAAAGACGATCCTGTTGGGAGATTCCACTCTGTTACCCACTTTGAAATAAACCCATCTAATTGTTTACCCTTCTCCAACGCCGAGGTGAGACCTATTGCGGCGTCTTTTAACATCGACTTGATTGCCTGTACTTCCTGAACTCCCCACGGCTCTCCGAGGTCTATTTTTACCTTATCCGGGTCTATAGAGGGGACGCTTTTGGGGCGAAGCCATCCTAAGACTCCTGTATAAGTGTGGGGTTGGAAGTGACACCGTGATTTATACGGGTCGTTCTGGTCGAAGGAAGTGAAACCTGTCGTTGAAGCAATATCGGTACAGATAGCAATGTGTCCGTACGTTCCATACTTAGTCCCCCAGACTATTACATCTCCTAATTGAGGAACCCCCGTTGGGGTGTTTACTATCTTCTCGTAGAAATCAGTCGGATAGTTTGTAAAGTAATCCACCGCATTTCCGGATGTATTAGGACCGCCCACTACACGGTTGTTATAGACCTGAAACAAATCAACACATTGGTCGGTCGTGGCTACATTGGCAATAGAGGAGTACTCCACCCAGAGGTCTAGGTATGAATCAAAAAACTCTAGTATGGTCATACTTCAAACTTCTTTTTGAACCAGTCGATAGCCATGTTGACTACGAAAACAAGAACAAATGAAACAATCGCCACCCTGCCCATGATGTTTGCCTTCCACACTTCCAAGGCCGAAACCCTGACATCGTACTTTTCCACAGAACACTGCATCTCTGACAGTCGGGTGTTTATCTCTCCGAACTTCTGCTCAAAGTATTTCTCAAAATATGGGGGGAATTTGTTGCTACTCATGTTGGAAAAGACCATAAAAAAAGCCGCCCTTTTGGGGCGGTTCTTGCCGTTAGCGGCTGGACCGAATACATTCATTTTACACCCGTTTGGGGTGCAAAACAAGATTTTTACAACCTTCCGTCTCTTTTCATCTGGAGAAGCTGTTTTTTTACGTCATCAGTGATAATCCCCAACTGTGTATACCTTTTTACTAGAACGTTTTTCTCTTCACGGGTGGAAAGTTTATTGAGTTCATCTGCTACTTTAGTTGCTCTCTCTAAGATATTGAGGTTAATGTACTTTTCTTCCCTTCTAGATACTCCCAAATTAGCCTGTTTTTTGATTTTAACAAGGTTTGAGTAGAGGGTGGGGTTCTGTTGTTTAATGATCTTTGAAATACGATTAGCCTCTTCTGGAGAGAGCTTCTTGAGTGAGTTATATGTCTGTTTTGCTGTCTGGCCACCAAGGTATAGATACATATTCTTTTCCTGAGTCTTTTCGGTTGTAACTTTCCCGATGGGTGTTATGGCGTTGAATAGTCTATTTTGGTTCTCAATGGGTTGTCCTGATTGGTCTAGTCTTGCGGGGACAGTTTGAGAGAGAAGCGGAATTTGAGTAGAGAGTTGTTGCAATTGTTTCTCTAATACGTTTCCGGTCGTGTCAATCTTCCTCTGGTAGGGGTCGATTATTCTGGTCACCCAACCCATCAAAGCCCTAAAAGGAATTAATTGCTGTGGGTAGTTTGAAAGGTATCGACTAATCCCTTCAGCGTCTCCCTTGGCAGAGGAGACAAAATCTCCAATATTTTTGACGTAAGACATATCCGCGTAGAAATTCACCCACTTAGCTGCACCATTAAGTACCGTTTCCACCTCGGAATCTGATAATGATTTATTTCTCTCGGCATCTCTCACAGCTGCAACCAGAGCCATATTAAAAGCTATCGCCGGGTGGAGCTTGGAAAAAGAAATCCATTTATTTCCGACCTTGACTGAATACGGTTGCATACCAGCTGCCCGGAACATTGATTTCTTCTTAGGATCAGTGGGTTCAGACCATGTCATTCTGTCCGAACCAACCAGCATGGCGGTTCCCAGCCCAATTGATGTCCCGAGGATCGCTTTGGAAACTTGCTCAACTTTATTCTTAGCTCCGGGGAGGGTTAAAACGCCCAAGGGAGAGTACTCAACTGAGGCTTTCAGTATATTTGATGGAATACGCACAAAAGGAAAGGTGTATTTTGCGACAGTCCTGACGACAGGGTTGTTGCTGTTTCTCGCCTCTGCCACCTTCATGGGAAGGTATTCAAGAGCTTTAAGTACAGGCCCCTCTTCATCCAAGTTAAAAGGAGCATTAAACAGTCTTTTTCTGGCTTCTGCTGTTGCTTTTATTTCAGGGAATCTTGTTTTTACCCCTCGACTAGCCCTGTATTCCAAAGATTTCATCACGGCACCCTCCGTCAAAGTAGTGAAAAATTCATCCGACGCCTGTAAGAGTCTGGGGAAGAAGTTTTGGGTGTTTTCAACCTTGCGTCCGGTTGTCCCTGGTGCGGTAAGAGGAAGGTTATGTAACTCCTGGGCAGTGGAAAACTTCCTTCCACTCATAACATCAGCAAAATTCTGGGAGGCTTCATGGAGTTTACTCCAATACCCCCTCATATAGGCCACCCCTTCTCCAGTAAAAGCTGATCTCTTCTTCCCCGTAACAGTACTTTTGAGGAAATCCACCATACCTGTGATGGTTTTTTCTATGGGGGCGATCAGTGCTGTCCCCTGGAAGTTGCTCATGGTGTTGTTAATATGAGTATTAGGAGACGAAAGCATTGACGTGTAGCGGATTTTTTCAATCCAGTCTCCCGCGTTCGGTTTGACAAACTTCCTATAAAAAGCAGCAGTTTGTTCGTAGTTGTTAAAATCCACCCCCTTTGATTCTTTTAAGATCTTCTCGGCATCGTCTGTTACTTTAAGAATAGCTTCGAGTATTGCCCCTTTTGCGTTGTTTAGCTTGGGGTCAGCACCAATAGAGAACGATTGGAGTTTCCTTGCCGTATCCGATCCAAGGGACTTTATTGCCAAAAGGTTGTCTAGGTATTCCTTTGTCATTGTCCCACTCACGGCTTGTGAAGATAGGATTTGACGAGCTTTCAGTAAAGCTGCCTCCCATTCTAGTGTCTGCTGGCGGTCAACGGCTTTATGGAGGACACGCGAACTGACATTGGAAAAATCTACGACTTCTTTGTTGGAAAGTTTCTTGCCCACCACTTCTTCTATCTGGGGTTTAATCTCCGAGACTGTTTGTCTGACCACGGTTCTTGTTTCATCACTCACATTTAGACGATTCGTGTTAAAATAGGGTTGTGAAGCGACTACCGATGGCTTTGCAGATTTTGATTGAGATGGTGAAGGAATTGTTTCTGGTTGGGGTTGGAATAGTTGCTGTTTTGTTGTCCGTAGGGATGCTTTTGGGGCCGATAATTGGCTAGATGAAACACTTTTTTGACCATTGGGTAACGTACCACCCGCTCCTGGTGGCTTTATTTGTGATTCTACTGGTAACTTTACTGGCTGGGTGGCTGTCTCAGCCAATGGAGTGGATATACGACCCTTCTGCCCTACCAATGAACTGCTCGTTTCCTTACCGATGCCACTAACCCCCACACCCTCTGGTGAGGGAGAGAATTGGTCATTGAGTGTTTTTTGTGCAATCTTCATTTCTTCTGGGTTTCGTGAGAGTCCCTCGTACTTTACCTTTTGCCACTCATCTCTTAGAGTGTTGTATTTTTGAGAATCACCAGTAGACCTGCTCATTTTTCTTTCAAGGTCGTCAATCTGGCTTATTCTCTTGGAGAATTTGTCATAGAATGATTCTGGGGTCATACCAGACTTCTTCATTTCGGCCACTATGTTTTGGACGGTCTCCCTTTTGGTTAAGTTTTGATTTTTCAAACCCTCATCAAATTGTTTTAGAAAGTTCTCTTTGCTGTATTTTCCCCAAACCGTATTCCTTGCCAAATCTCTTAATGAATCTGGTATTCCCTCTCCTCCTACTCCTTTAGGTTGGGTGGGATCAAGTTTCTTCATCGCTCTTGTACCCAACCCCACATTTACTTCGGGGTGATTGGCTATAACTACCCTGTCCTGAAGGAAGGTTGAAACGAGTTGCATCCACTTTCTTGGATTAAGTGTGGACATTTCCTTCATTTCCTTGGAATTTACGACCTGTGGGATGTATTTCTTTGCTACGGCTGTGACATCATCAATTATTGTCATCTGTGAACGGGGATTAAAGGTGTCGTAAGAGTTGACATCTCTTATTAGTGCTTCTATTTCAGGTTGGGCTTTCTTGATTAAATTATCCGCCTGATTGCTTCTAACCATTTTGCCGCCAAAAAAGAGCATTAACGGAAGTTCTGCGATATTTCCTATTGTCTGTGTAGTTGGATTGGTGGAAAGCGCCTCACCCAAACCTACAGGTTTCTCTAGGGTCATCGCTTTTATCTGAGTGTCCAGTGACCCCAGAAAGCCCTTCTTTTCCCTTTGGGCTACTCCCGTACCTTTTAAGAAGTTCAAACCTCCGTAGAGTACATCTGTGGGGTCTGGAATGGCTCCTAATACATCCAGCCCCAGTTTCCCGACTCTGGCAACAGGGTTGAGGGCTTTGGGTATCTGATACCCTCCTATATTTACAGGTTTGTTTGAAACAATATTTGATATGTCCTGGGGGAGTTGTTTAGCTGAAGCAACATACATATTTTGTATATAATTACCCATCCTTTGGCCTGCGTAATCTATGGGTTTGATTCCAGTACGCAATTTCCCCTGCGCTAGAGCCTGGGGATACCAAAGATTCTCTTCAGGCTTTTGGATCGCCTGCGCAACTCTTTGTGATCCCTGCAACAACCTACCCGCCAGAGAGTTGTTCCTTATAAGTACGTTTCCGTTTTGTGTCCCGGCAACACCAAGAGAATTTCCTATTCCGTAAAAGAGGTCTCGTGCTTTTTGTAGTGCGTTAGGCATGTCATGGTCTTAGAAAGACAACTCTTCTTCTTCGTTGCTCTTCTGATATTTAGGCGTGATCTTTACGTACCCCTGTCTGGCGTCTTCGTAGTTTGGTACTGCGGAGAACCCTCCGACTGCGGGGAGAGAACTGATACCTTGGATGGCCTGTTGCTGTCCCGCCCAATCAGTAGATTTGTAGGCATACTTTTCGAAGTCTGTTAAAGTGGCGTTCTTTTTTTCGTACCACTCTTTAAGTGCTTGTTGGGATTTAGCGAAGTTGACTTGGATCTCGTTTAAGGCGTTCTGGGCGGTCTGCCAGATCGAAGCTCTCCTGTTAGCTTTATCCGCGGCTGCTTGATTCTTGGCGTTGTTAATTTGGGTTATACCAGTAAGGAGACCCGACTGGACCTCTTTGATGGCGAGGTCAAGGTTGTCCTTTAAGGTCTGGACTCTATCTTGGAAGTAGTTGACCACGTTTGTTTTCTCTTTGGCTAGATTCTGAATAACTTCTTGTGTTGAACCAGTAATCCCTGAAACTCTTCTTGCTGTCTCAACTCCCAACTTTTCAGCAAGGGCTTCGGATACAGATGAACTGGATATACCTAACCCTGAAAGCTGGGCGATATTGTTTTGCTGAACCTGTCTGAAGAGGTCGCGGGCAGTCTGAAGACCTGATGTTTCGTTCTTTCTTGCTGTGGACTCTTCTCCTGCGATGCTTGATAATTGTGAAGCCTGTTTTTGCTCTGCCAACCCTTGTCCTTGTTTGTAGGCTAATTGTGCACTCTGTTCCGCAACTCCCGCTTGTGATCTCAACCCCTCTTCCTGCCCCGATAAACTCTGCATTGTAACGTTGTAATCGTTGTCAACTTGGTCATAACCTGTTTCCATGTTCTGGTTGATATTTCCAGACTGAAGATCGTTTACTGTTTGGTTGTTACTTGGTGCTTGGTAACCTGAACCGCTGTTACTAGTAGGCTTGTAGGGCCCGGGATAAGCAGGACCCTGCTGTGGATAACTGACGGCATCAGAATAGCCGAGAACCTGCGCGTTATTACTGGGGGGAACATAGACATAATTACTTCCTGGCCTGGCTCCACCATAAGCCTGAAGGGACTCACTTAGATTTGTTTCAGGACCACGGATTCCAATTCTTGAAAGTCCGCCTCCGACAACATCAATTGCTCTTCCTGTTTTTCCGGCTACTTGTTGTAGAAAAGTTGGCATAAGGGCTTATAATGTATTTATGAGAGTTGTACGAATAATTTGTGATTTATATATGGGTTTCATGCTCCTTGCGGGCATGGGATTGTTTGCTCTTTTTTGGTTTAACAGCACACATACTCTTCCTGGGATGAAAGCTTTTTTGTACCCGAATATGATTGTTGTTGCGAGCTGGGCACTTATTGCTTCCGCCTGGTTTGTTGTGAAATTGTTAAAGAAACGTCGACAAGCACGCTTAGGGCAATAAAAAAACCGCCCTTCGGCGGCTTCGTCTTCAAGACTAGCTTGTGTTGGTATTTTACGCCTTCTGTAAAGGTTATTCAAGAGAAATTAAAGGATTTTTGCGAATCTCCCCAAAGACCAGTTGTAGTAGTCTTTAATCTCCTTAGCAGAAAGAGCTTTGTTATAAATACCAACCTCGTCAAGTTCTCCATCGTAAAAAACTCCTGAAATAGCGTTGTCGCTGAACACCCAAGGGGAATTTCCTGAGGTACTCGGAGACCCGGTAATGGCGTTGCTTTGCAATAAGGCTCCATTGAGATAAATATCTCCCGTTGAACCCGACCCCCCGAACACAAAAGAAAGATGACACCACTTCCCTGCGGTGTAAACAACACTAGCAGTAGTTTGATTGTAATTATTCCCAGCATCTGTATAGACCTGAATCAGGGCAAGTCCAGAGTCTAGGACGCGGACAATGACGTAAGCTTGCCCTCCTGCGGCCTTACTAATCCAATCCATATTATTGGTTAAAACCCTTGGTTTAACCCACCCTATGACAGTAAAAGCTCCCGTACCAAACTTCAAAGTAGCAGAATTGGGGAGTGTAACAACTGAGGAAGTGCCATTAAACAAGGCAGATTGGGCAAACTTTCCACTAGGATAAGACATGTTTGCATCCACACCGTTTAATCCACTACCACTTAAGTCATTGGAATTTCCGTTGAAGTGCCACAACCCCACCAGATTTGCTTGGGGCATCAATTCTCCGACCATATTTAGGTTGCTCTCAATAACACTGAAAGGTTTTGCGAAAGTGAAGCCAGACTGTTTATATCCATAGTCAACACATCACCAGCTACAAGAGCGGCTGAGGCAATGGAGGCTGAGGAAGCAAAAGTTGCTCCTCCTGGGATGGCAACAACTCCGTATACCGAGAAGTTTTTGTTTACATGGATGTTAATTGAAGCAACTGAAGCGGGTGTTTGCACGTAGGCTTGTATGAATTGTCCTGTGAATGCCGTGGGGATGGGAATAAGTCCGCCAATGTTTGTTTGAGAAGCCAGTCCTCCGGGAACGTGGAAATAAGCATTTAATCCACCTGTCCCACTTGAAGTTTCCCAACCGACAATCGAGGCTCCTGAGGCTTGGATGTGGGTCGTTATAAAAAGTGTCGAAACAGTTGAGGGAGAAGCTAAGCTCAACTTGTTTGCCGACAGTTGGGCTATAGTAGCCACTGAGGCTAAATTCATCCCCGCTATAGTCATTGTTCCTGTTATTACATGCCCTCCGGCGGAGTCGTGTTCAGGGTTTAATACGTTGTACCAATCCTCAAACATTGAAGAGGTGATAACAGCCTCAACTACCGCACCTGATGAATGAGCCTGGGCTGTTGATCCGCCCTGTCCTCTGGTAGTAGTTAGGTCGTTTCCCGAAACATTAGTAACTTTAACGTATTCCCAAAGAGATGTTGACTTGAACGTCCCAGCGGAGTCAACCCTGTCTATTACCAAATAACACGGAGAAACGATCTTAGACCCATCGGCAACCGACATCGACGTGGCCACATCAGTAATACCGCTACTTAAAGCAGTGGCGATATTCTCGTCAACTGAGGGTCGGGGTATGTTTGCTCCCATAAAAAAACCGCCCGTTAGGCGGTTGCTCTTTCAAAGATAACCTTACTAATTTTATACCTTCTGTCCACAAAAAGAAAGACTTTAGGATGTACTCCAGGACTGGGGGATAATACCTTCTCCCAATTCCTGAGCCAGTATCTGGACACTTAGTAATTCATACCTGTCGTTATTACCCGTGGTTGTAATCTCCAACTGTAAAGTCCGGGCAGGTTTGTTTATACGCGTTCTTCTGGCCAAATCGTTAGAGTTAGCCGAGAGCCCCGCACCCGAAGTGTTTCCCCACTTAACATTGCCCCACTTATCAAATCCCCAACCTATGCCCGAATTTGAAGCGGAGACGGTAAAAGATTGGGCTGATCCCACCGCACCATCTCTTTGTTCTAATATGATATTAACGAAAGGTGTACCGTAAACATTTCTCCAGTTTGAATACAAAGTCTTGAACATTTTAAACCTGAAGGAGTTTTTAAGAGCGGTTTTCTTCGTTAACAAGGAGGTTTGGATCTTCACTCCCTTGTCGTTGGAATACCCAGATCCCATTTTGGTTACATAAGTGTCGTTTGAATCTCCCCAGACTAAGTTCTCCTGATTCTCTCCGTCGTAGTAGACCTCATAGATTCCGGGTGTGGCGGCGTAAGTATTTGGTCCCATCCAGGCTAGTCTCTCGCGGTCGTAAATGATCTCTTTATTGTTAAACAAACTCCCTCCTGCGGGGTAAGACAATCTGTACTTTGAGTCTTGATATGCAGCACAAGCCTTCTCTAATTGAGAGGGTGAGAGGGTTAAGAATGTTGGTCTGACCTTGGCTGAGATTTCATTCGTCCTGAGTACATTCCCCAGGTATTGAGCTTCATTTCCCAATGAATAGACCCCTTTTCTTGAAAGGAAAAAGACATCGTTTTCAACGTGTTTGATTGTGCGATGGGAAACCGCTCCCACCCCTCTTACGATTAAGGAAACAGTGGGAACGACGAGGCTTCCCGAAGAAGCAAGTGTGACTTTCCAAATTGACCTCTGTTTGAAAACTATGATGGCCTCCTGGAACTCTATAATTCCTGTCACAAAATCTCCGGAGTCCTTATCAAGATCAATGTATCCTCCACCGTATCGCCAGTTGAACTTGTCTACATTCGACCCTCCCCCTGACCACATAATTCTTGAGGGATAACTGTCGATATTCCCCAATACAATTTTGTCCTTATACGAGCAGATATATTTAGCTTTCGGTCCTGCGGTGGTATCAGCTTCCTGCGGAAAAACAAGCATTGAAGGGTCTGGTGTCCCTACAAAGTCATAGCGCAGAGTGGAAGAATCAAGTGAAGTAATAAATCTTTCATCTCCCTGGTCGTACCCATACACGCCGTATCCGGCAACTACAGAGGCGGGAGAAGCGGTTGCCCAGGTGATTCTTAGGGAAGTTTCAGTTAAATCTTGTGGTGTGTTGGTTATAAGGACGGGTTCGGATGCTATTGTCTCTCCTACGGCGTTAAAAGCCGAAACGCGGAACGACCTTGTAAAAGTCCCTGATACTCCTGACAGATTGGTAACGGCCACCCCCGTGGGGCGGGAAATCTGGGTGTAGGGAAAAACAGTGACTCCGTTGTATTTAGTGAGAGTGTCGATCCCATTGACGATATAAACATTGTTATAGAGTTGAATCATCTCGGCGTTATATCCTGAAGCGTAAGAAAAACCCCCAACCATAGAATAGGAAGCAGACGCTTTTTTAACCAAGTATCCCCAGTCTGATATAGCCAAGATCTCGTTTACTCCAGAAGCCCCCGAAGCGAACAAAACTCCTTTCAACCCTCTTACTCTTTGCGACCCTGTAGCCACTGAGGGTGCGGTTAGGAAGTAGTTATCTGTTCCTTCCCTTTTAGTAGGAACGCCCAAACCCACAAGTTTGAGGTTTTCAGCCTGAGCAAGTTCGTTGTCTTTGATTTCCGTCTGCCGAAGAAGTGTATTTACCCCACCTTTCCAGTTAGCCCAATCCTGTTGCAAGGTTTGTGGTTGTTTGTATTGAGGTTCTTTGAAATCGAAATTGGGCATACATATTAATCTCTACCAATGCGGAAGGCGTAACGTGATTCTTCCCACCTTTGCACCCGATTATCATTGTGAGCCTGCCCCAATACGTTTTCGTTTTCGATCATCCTGGCCAACATTCTGTCCGCTTCTACCTTAGCTTCGGGAAACCTCCCGTCCTCCCGGCCTTTGTAGATGAGGTAGAGACTCCTCTGTACGATGTAATTGGGGTCGGGGCACTCCGTGACGTTTGTGGGGGAGGCCAGGGAGGCGGGGGATGCGTAATATGTAAACTGGACAGACGCTCCTGAACACAAAGTAGAGGCGTGTATGTACAGGGTTTTACTATCCCTGTCATTCCCTAAGACATAGGTATACCTGTCCGAGTCGTTATACTGGGTGTATTTGGTAGGATCAATCACCGGGAAACTATCCGTTGTCTCACCATCCCAGGTAACAACAGGATAACCGTCAATCTTTTGAAAATCTGTCGGTAATCCATACGTAGCAAACCCCGCCGTAGTAACCCGGCCGTTGTGGACCTTCAATAAGGCCTTCCATTCATAGGTGTTACCCCAATCTTGGATTGCCCTATTGATTAAGTTCATCCGGATATTCCAGTCATCCCCACCAATCGTTGGATAGGTGTCAGACTGGTCAACCTCGTTGGCGATTGCCGTTTGAAGGTCTGTTAGTGTCCAGGACATAAGTGTTCAAAGAAACATGGGACCGAAGCGGTCATGTTCCTTATGCGAACACCGCTCCGCCTACTAATCCAGAACCTTTAATTACGGGGATATAGCGTGCCTCACCGTTGAGTTCAACGGGAATCACGTAGTCAAAATGAGCCGCTGAAGTCAAAAGGATTGAAGTTAAGGAAATGAATCCCCCCTTAAATCCCATGATTGCACCAGAAGCTGCTGAAGTTCCGAGGAACTGCAAAGCTCCAATTGAAGCGGTTGCATTGACCGTTCTACCAACCGTTAAAGCTGGTCCTGTGGTTGCTCCTGATCTGAAATCTCCTGCTGCGTGAGTCGTGCTGACTGAGTCAGCGTCAACACCTACACCGGAAATAGCTGTTACTTTAATAACTGATCCTGAAGCTGTCGACAGTAAAGCTAAAGCTGGTTGTCCAGCTGCGTTGGAATTAACCTGCAAAGCAGGTCCACCCGTATTAGAGTCGGACAGAATTTGTCCACCCCCTTCATTGTCTAGGTCATAGATAAATGCCATGTTTCTTTTTCACCTCCTTTCCAATAAAAAAACCGCCCGTTAGGCGGTCACATCGTTAAGATTAACCAGACTACATTTTACGCTACCCCACAATAGATTTTCAAGGGATTTTTACCAGAATTTAGAATTGGTCGTCATGTGGCGACCTCCCCCTGAGGTAGGCCAGGTTCCATTCGCAAGATTAGTAATTTCTGTTGGGGTTAAGACT